CAGTATTGGAACGGAGAGCAATTCGAAAAACTCCGCAACGCCCCTTCTGCAAATCTATCAAGCAAAGGACACCTCCCCTGGAGAATGCTGGCGTGGTTACTCAATAGTTCCAGTGATGTGATGCAATTACGGAAATTTATTGCCAGAAGAATGCTGCAAGGCAAGCTGAAAGAGAATGCAGAGAAGCAACTTTATCAAATGCTGCGTACATTATGGGCAGGCGGTTTTATTGCGCTCACCCCACCACCGCCCGTCGAAAAGAAAGTGGAGAAAGAATCGGTCATCGTCAAAGAAGCCGATCAACCCAAACAGCCCGAAGCAACCGGAATGTTCGGAGCCATTTTGCAGGAAGCACTCGGACAAAATGATGAAAAAGAATCGAAACAAAAATCGGATAATTCTGATAAAATCAACGCGGCATCAGATACTGCCCTCAGGGATTACAAACCAGCAAAAGCAGAACCGACCGATAAGCTCAATCAACTGCTGCAATTCCGCGGCATCAATCCACTTTATGCCTCTTTTCTTTTGAAGCATTTGGGCCAAGCCGATGAAATTGAACAGATACAAATTATCGAATCCGTCCTCGAAGTTCCCGGCTCGGTCGTGCGAGATGTCAGAGTTCCTTACGAGTTAATGAAATCGGGAGAGTTAGCCCGCGCGGTTCTCGATCCCGAATTGATCGAACGCGGCTTGGTTCCCGCTCACGTTCTTTCCGGCGAAATGCCCGAAGACCCCCACGAACTCCGCTACGACGAATACCCGCCCACGGTTGGCGACAAAATGAAATTACTTTTCCAATCCGACTTCCCCAGCGTTCACGGTTTACGCATCACCCCAGTCTGGATCGTCGGCGACCTCCTCAAATTCAACGGCGATTTCAACAAATACGTTTCCGGCAGAGACCTGACAAAACAAGAGGGCATCATCTTCCGACACCTGCTGCGATTCGTTCTACTCTTGCAGGAATTCCTGCCAATGACACCCGAAGGTATCGACCAACAAGAATGGCAAGAGCGTGTCATGTTCTGGTCCGAAACCATCTCCAAAGCCTGCCGAGAAGTCGATCCGGTCAGTACCGATAAGGCATTGGAAATGGAAGAATAAAGAGTTAAACTCATATTCACACTAACCTCGTTCCCAAGCTCCAGCTTGGGAACGCAAGGGTGGGAAGCTCCTGCTTCCTTTCATCGGTTTTTGGGGTTTTGTGTCGCTCCCGGTTGCCGTCAGGCACCCGAGGCATTGAATGAAAGATTGAGAATCAAAGTAAGCATTGCCTGATAATAAATTCCTCGGGTTGCTCCGCAACACAGACAACCCTATACGGGATTCTCTGTGGTACCCGGTTGCCAGTCATTCTTTGAATAACACAAATAGAAACAAATCATATGTCAAAAAAGAAAAAAGAAGCAAGGCGAACCGTCAGGAGAGAAAGGAATGAACAGAAACAGAATGAAAAGCAAAAATCGGCTCTAAGAATTCTAAAAAACTTGATCTATGGGACTTGGTCAAGAATAAAAGTTTTAAAAATCGGTTCCTCAACAACCGCTATCCTAAGCCCAAGATTATTCCGGGCAACATACCTGACAATGAAAGGTCAAAAAAAGTCATACGATTAACCAGCGAGGCGATCAAGGATTCCACATTTGATGCTCCACTGCTTGGCTCCTCTTTTTCAGTCATTGATTATTTCTCCAAGGTAAAACCAATTCTTGATCTTGTCGAGGCGGGAATAACATTCAACAACGCAAATGAAAACAAAGAATTTGAACTTAAAAAAGAAAACTTAGCTGAGCTTGATGACGGAGAGATGGCTGCATCAGCACTTCTGTCACTTTACTGCGATGTCGCAAGTAAGTTAATTCTATTTGGACGAGTTAACTCTCAATTGTACTTTTTTGAGCGTAAACATGGCAAAAATAGTGACGATAAATGGTTTGAAGAAATAACAATTCACGCAGAGAAGGCGAATGTAAGAACCTTTGCATCTAATGGGAAGACGCGAAAAGCGTTTAAGTGTGGACGTCCTAATCAATTCACTGGAATTAAATGGATTGAATGGAATGGGAGTGAAATAGAGAAATACCCTGGAAAACAATATCCTGTTTTTATTCAATCTCATGCACTCGATCAATTATTCAATCGGGTACCGAAAACCGAGAATGAAGATTGGTTCGCTCACGATGACTTGATGCTTTCGCTACTCAATCCGAAAATAGTAAAAAAGAATGGAGATGAATTTCTGATTGAATATCGCTGGTTAAGTTGCAAATTGGGATATCTTACGGCAATCGTAATCGACGATTGTGTTTTGATTACCACATTTCTTTTCCTTACAATGGACGGTACACCTGAGGGCGCCTTGATTCGAGAAAAGTTACGGCTAGAGAGACCTGATAAGGAACACCTTGAATTAGACAAAATTGAAACTTTTTTACATACTGATATGAAAGATGATCCAGAGATAGTTAAGCTACTCAGTGGCTGTGGCTGTGGTCATCTTTTTTCTCTTCCATTAGTACCGACACCGAAGGAACATATTAAGTCGGGCTATGCAGATGGCATCCGTGATTTCTTGGAGTTAGCTGGTAGAAGTTAAATTTATACTCGTTCCCAAGCTGTCCCGTTATGTCTCCAACCGGGTAGCTCAGACAATCCGTTCAGGATTGTCTGAGTGCCGTCAGGCACCCGAGGCTTTGAGTGAAAAGGTTGAGAATGAGGATAAGCGTTGCCTGAAAATAAATCTCTCGGGTTGCTTCGCAACACAAACAACCCTTACCGGGTAAAATCTAACTTCACCTATTTTATTTATTCTTAATCGCCGCAGTAAAGAACCATCATCATGCCCAAACGTTTAAAAAAAGTTCCCAAGAAAAAAACAGGTAAGATATCGCAGTACAAGCGACTGCAGAAGGTTCTGGCAAAGTGCAAAAAGGGGGAACTGATTGATGTGATCGTAGAATTTGCCAAGGCTGATCGCAGCATCATGCGGCAACTGCAGATGCAATTTGATGTTGAATTCCCTCCAGAAGAATTGATTGCCCAGACAAATATCGCGATTAGCGATGCAACCGATTTTGATGAACGGTTCATGAATCACAATTTCGATTACGACGGCGAATCTTACACCCTGATCGAAAAAAACTTTACTAAATTGATCAAGGCCGGGCATCTTCGTGAAGTGATGGAACTCTCACTGGAATTGATGAGGCAAGGAAGTTACCAAGTAGAATGCAGCGACGAAGGCCTGATGACCTATGACATCGAGGATTGCTTGAAAATTGTGATAAAAGCAATCCACAAAAGCGACCTACCTGCGGACGATGTTAGGTCGTGGTGTGCTGAGATGCAGGAAAAAGACCGTGTCGGATTTATTTGCGAGAAAGAGCTTCAAGCCTTAAAGATAAAGTGATTTTCAGCTTTGACGTAGCGTTCGCTCTATTGCTGCCTCTTTGCGACACAGGCCACATCCGGGTGATGGATGCACTGTACATCCACCAAATGGACCGGGGGGGACTCGAACCCCCGACACCTGGATTTTCAATCCTAGAACTATGCCGCGCGGGAATATGGTAGTTGTTCACCTACAGCCGCCGCCTCAAGCCGTTTGGCGGCTACTTGGCAACATTCCTCCGATTGCTCAATCAGTATTGCTCTGCGGCCTTCCAGCGTTGCGGATACGCCGGTTGTGCCAGATCCAGCGAATGGATCAAGAATGAGACCATCAACCGGGGCAACTTGCACCAACTCGCGCAGTAATGGTGTCGGTTTGCCGGTGATGTGATGCTTGTCGGATTGCCTGATCGGGATTGAATGAACTCCGTCAAATGGTCCGCGATCCAAGAGCTTTGGAACTTTTCCATTAGTTCCCCACACAATAAATTCGGATTGATGCCTGAAATAACCTTTATGGGGGGCTCGTGCGCCCCGGCCTTTATTCCACACGCAAATACCCTTCCAGGTCCAACCAGATGCCTGGTAAACATCGGTGACAACAGGAAGTTGACGCCAATCGATAAAGACCAAACCGTATGCTGAAGGACGGCACAACCGCCGTGCATAGGCAAACCACATCGTTGACCAGAAAACGAACGAGCGAGGATCACGACTATCGCCTGTAAATGACGGTCGCCCAAGCGTTTTTCCATCTTGGCAATACTTTGTTGCCGGAGCCGCATCGCGACCACTTTTCGTCACCGCCCCCGAACAATATGGGGGGTCGGTAATCACCGCATCAAATCGGCTTTTGTGCGTGACCTCCATTTCCGACAACAGTTCTAAACAATCCCCCTGATACAACCGGACCGAATCGTTTTCAAAATACGGCTCGCGGTTAATAGCTGGCCATTTCTTTTCGGATTGCGAACTAGATTTCTTTGTGCTTCCTTGCATCTTCAAATCCTTACAGCTTTATCGTGATCGGTTCCTTCGATCATGGTTTAGTTGAGGGACCGGTAGCTGTTACTGCAGTTGCCGGTCCCGATTTTCAGTTGACGTAATAGATTTTCGATCCATCGTCACTAAGCACGTAGTTTGTTGTCCCCTGCTGAGGACCGTTCGGAATGGCAACTTGCCAGCGGAGTTGGCCAGAAGAATCGAACGAGGCCAATACGCCGCCAGCAAGATGACAGAAGAACCCGCCGCTGTATCGCAAGATGTGTCCGTAGTCGATGGGACTGTGAGTGAATCTTTTTTTGTTGGCATTCGGGAAACTGGTTGGTTTCGGTGTGACAATAATGGGATCGGGCAAGTTGATTTCATCTTCCCACTTGCCGATCAAATCTGATGTGCCTGGATAAAACAGTAAGTCAGGATTTTCTTTTCCGGTTTCGTATTGCAGGTCAGAAAGAAACCACATCGGCAAATCGACGCGAAACTGGTAAGCATTAGCCAGGAGGAGCGTGTACAGTTTTCCGTCATAGTAGATTTCGTCAAAATAGAATTCTGGCCCTAATCCGAAAACATCTTCCCCTAATCCGAAAACATCTTCAAGAAAAACATTGTCCCCTAGTTGTTCTTCTCGATTTGCCTCGATGTACTGAGCAATAAAATCGTTAAAGGTTTCGTTTTTTACGATGTCCAGATTTCTGTCATAAATTGTGCGGTAGATTTTATCTACCCACCAACCGGTACTTGGATCGAACGGATCGACCACCCAGTATTTCCCCCAGGTTAAAGCACAAATAATTCCTTCTTCAGAAAAAACAGAATTGGGAAGTCTCATAACAACGCTTTGAGACTGCACACCGAATCTTTGGTCACCCGGAGGCCAGGTTGCAATCACGGCTCCTGTCTGCCACGAGATCACACCTTTTGATGTGACCATGTCGCCATTGGTAAAACTTCCCCAATACCCATCGGTGCCATCCTCGGAGTAATTGGTAATCTCTATTGTATCGTAACTGTTTGGCCCCCATCTGAATGAGCCGTCTGGATTAAGGGATGCAAGCTGCACACTTCCAGCCGTCCCTTTTGAGACAATGATCGAACCATCTGCCCGCGGTCCCGCATAAACAGAATACCCGCTTGTCGCTGACTGAATCCCATTGATGATATCGACGGCAACGAGTTGATCGATATCATCCGAAGTTATTTTCACCCAGACGGTTCGCCCTGATGCCCCAACCGCCCCGAAGAACTGATCGAAGACATTTCGATGCACTGCCAGTGCATCACCGTAAGAATCACACGTAAGCAAGTCACCGGCATGAGTCATCATCAATATCATGCCCTGATATTCATGCACGAACACCGTTGATGATAGTGATGGGTTGACGCTGATCAAACCGTCTGATTGCTCCACAAATCCGCATGAATCCGGGAAGCTGATTTTCAGATCGCGATTGGTGTGAATCGGCAGGCCATCATCACGCGACCAGAGTAGTTCGCCGGTTGCAGTGGAGCGACAGAACAGTTGCGGACGCGAACGGGCAGCCGGCGTGAGGAATGGTTTTCGCGTTTGCGTTGTTTTCATTATTCGACTGACCAGAAGGGAGCCAGCAAACGGATACGCAGACCAGACAAACCGGGAGACATTGCCCCATTATCGATAGCAATTGGCAGTATGCTTTTCCCGGTTAATGCAGGACCGAACATTAAATTGATCGCACAATAAGTCAACGGCCCGCCCATCGCCTGGACATCTTTACTGACCTCAATCTCCGGGTGTACTCTGACAAGCGCGAGCAGTTCAGCCGCTGTTGCATCGCCCGGTAATTGGAATCCGTGATCCACGCCATTGATCGTTAGCACGCACGCGGCGTCTCCGTTGGGGAATCCCTCGGCGTCAATCTGCTGAACCTGCACAGGCCATTGTTCGGCGTGCATGATTCGCCATTCGCCATAAGCCCGGATCGCCCAGACGATGGTTCCTTTACAGAGATACAAACCGGGAATGGAATGATAAATAGTTTCAGATACTGGAACCGTATCGCCGTTTTCGTCCACCTCATCCTCGTAGACAAGTTCCGGCACCGATTCACCTTCAAACGGTTGTGCCTGGACCGCAACCGGATCGTCAAGCGATTCGGGCGGTTTGGCAGGTTCAAGCAACTGAAACATCCGTAGCGGGAGCGTTTGAAAGAATCGAGGTGTGGGGGGCTTTGCTGCCTGCCCTCCCAGAATTCGATTTTCATAATCAAGGACCGTCGCTTCCATGCGAGCGGAATCTTTATCGCTGATTAAATTTCCGGTCATGATTTGCTTGCAATCTTTCCTGTAATTCGTCCTTCACGCCCATCGATTGTTCCGCCGTAATTGCGCAGATCGCAGTTCACGGAAGAAATGATCAGACCATAAAGTAACGAACCGGCGTGCAGCCATAGTTTCGTAAATCGATATTCATCGCCCTCAAAGAATCCCAGCCCAACACTGCCATCATGTTGAGCGTATTCGTTTTGATCATTCGTGCCGTTGATGGTCAAAGCTGGCACACCGACTTCGATGGCTCCACCTGTTTTCTGAACTTCGGCATTAAATTGATCGTTGCCAAAGTCGAGGCGAATTCGTCCGGAGGAAGAACCGTTTCCTTCCCCGATGATAAGTAGCCGTTCTCCCGCCGGATCAAATCCGATATCCAACTGCGTCGGGAGATACTCCAAGTAACCTGCTGGATTGAAATGAGGTAATCCAATCGGGGCAGTGAAACGAGAATGATGTGTCAGAGCATTGACTGCCAGGCGAATCGTGTGCGTTCCGGTTCCCAAATCAGAGAATAAAACATCCACACCGTTGTCCTGTAAAATCAGCCGGCGTGAATCACGATCATAACTTTTGATCGTGTAGGCCAGGTTGGAGGCCAAGCCAGTCGGCAACGTGTCATCGGTTGACACCATCAATTTTTGCCCCACACGAAAATCAGCCCGTTCAGCAAGAACAACTTCTTCAGTGTCGATATCGACACCGAAGGTTGTCCGTTGCTTCAGTCCATACAAGCAAGGGACGCGCCCGGTTTCAAAGATGGGTTCATCACCGGAATCAGGAATTCGCGATCCCCCCGTGTCGATCACTTTCCAGTTCAGTGGATCATCAAAGTGATTCTTGCCGACGGATCGCTGCAATTCCAGCGTATTCAATTCTCCGCCGCGAATAGATTCACTGCCAGAGAATCGGGCGTTCGTCAAATCGATATTATTTGCCGAAAGAATAACAGCACCTTCTGATGCTGGGAAAGAACAGAGCAATCCATCTGCCAATTCGCCGATGCAGGTTACGATGAAGCCGCCAGCTACCAGGTTAGTTTGTATCAATGATGTCGCTGCATCGTACTGAAAAGCCGATGAAATCAGAAAGCCATCCGTTAATGTGAAGGTGCCAAAATGCGGATTGTTTGTAATCCGCACCAGGCTCTGGGAACCGAGTGGCGGGGAACCATCCTGTAATTCTGTGATTGTCACCGAAGCACCATTGCTGCCGTATTGAGATCGGCTCCAGTAAGCTGTCAAATATCCTTGTTGCTCGAACCCCGTCAGATATGAGGCAACCGAAATCATGTTGACATCAGTGCCTGCCAGGCTGCCAACAAATTCGATTTCCCAGGCACCGGCACCATAATCTGGAGCGGGGCGAACAACCAAACTGCCGTTCAGGGCAGGAATCTGAGCCAGCACGCCCCAAATATTCGGGGCCGGATAGAATGCCGTGACCGTCACGCCCTCATAAGTGAGTTCAATGTAACCGCCGCCAGCGAACTCGCCATCATCAACAACCAGTCGCTGGCGTTCATTGGCAGATGCTTCATATTCATTAAGCAGTTGCCATTCGACGATTGGTTGCGTGCCGATCAGTCCAGACCCATTGGTTGATGCTGAAACAGTAAACGGTGCCGTGATCACGATGGTAAATTCTGAAAGGGTTGTGCCAGTGACACTCACGGCGGTCGCCTGGGGAATGGCAGTAATCAGAGCACTGTGTATGTATTGAGCGGCGGCACCTGTGACATTATCCGGGATAAAAACAGGCACGTTTATCCCAATACCAACCTGTGATGGGTAGATAATCAGATCCCACGATCCTCCAATAATCGGACCGATCATATCGACCGTAATGGTTGAAGTCACTGCGGTATCCGCATCGTTATTGGAGAACACTTGATCTACAACAACAGCGCCCACGCTTCGCAAATTGTTAATAATATCGGGTTCAGAAAAATCCCCGACTGTTACATCAAATTCGCACAGGATCCCCTGGGGAGATGCCGTTCCAGAGCAGGTCACTTTTCCGGCTCCCGCAAATAATTCCAGAGCGGTTTGCAGTTGAGCGGCTGTCAGATTGTACGGTAATTCGCCGGATATTATCAGGCCATCCGTCAATACCAGCGTCCCGGAGATGGCTGATTCTTCAACAACGAACCGTTGCCTTTCCCCAAGACCGCTTCCCCCATCGTTGATCAGTTCCATTCTGGCAACTGGATTTCCTTCAGGAACCTCCGCAATGAAAATCGGCGTCCAGTACAAAAGTAAGTCGTCACTGATATCCACCGCGCCTGATAGTTCTTCGATCAACTCAATTTCGACCCGACCCGGCTCCCCGTCTACGTTAGTGCGATAAGTATAATTATCGGGACCGAATTGCTCGTCCAGGACAGTGGCAAGACCATCAACAAAGATCACACCAGCCTCACTGGTCCCAGCGGTCTGTAACTGCGTCGCCCCATCGTACAATTGCAATACGCCTGGAGCATTGATTGACGCTCCGGTCTCCAGGACGGTATCGATTTCCCAGATTGTGTTCTGGCGTTTTGGCACAAGAGCATCGATATTCGCGGTCATCAGAGGCAAAGAAATTTGTGATCGACCACCAATGAATTCGACATCAAAAACATCCGGCCCGGATCCACTGTCACGATAATCGACCAACAGCGTCGGATCCGGTGTGGTGATGTAACCGGATTCGCCCGGTTCATAGAAAGTTACCGAACCAATACTATTCGATTGGGTTTCGAGATAAAACATAATTTCAGAAACTGCCCCATGGGTGTCAATCAACTCCTGCACAATGGTATGCAGTGAAGGAGGCTGAATTGTCGTGTTGTTCGGCGAGACGACTGCCGTCCAGTTGACCGAAGCAGTTGTCAGCGGCCTGGTACTGAAATCTGCCCAGTCCCCCTCGATGATCCGTGCAGGGCTGGCTTGATCAACCGCACGTATCACCACATCGACGCGGGCGTTAAATGAACTAGACAATACGGCCAGTTGCAGGACAGCCCGTTCGATCTGCAAGTTGGCAGGGATAGCTGCATCTGTCTTGACCAGCAGAAAAGCGGTTCTCGGGAATCTCCAGATTGCATCCCCTCCGCTTACGATCTGTTCATTGCCGATTGTGATTGCAGCTTTATCGACTTTCACAACCTGGCTGGTCGCCGGATCGTAACTGTACCCGGTATCTTTGTCGTGAGTAGCCACAAATGCCTCGGTCTGTAGCGGCCCAACTTCACCTGTCCCGGAAGGTCCGGTAACGGTTGCTTCACCGGCCCCCAAGGCGGCATCAAATGCCGTTTGGTAATCGGCAACGGCATCGTTGTAATTCACCGGTCCGATTGGTGTGCCATCCAGATCGTAGAGGATTGTTCCACCAGTCGGTCCGCCGCCCAGGACGATCCGCTGGATTTCATTCTGACCGGCTCGATAATCACGCACTTTTGTCACGACGACATCCGCCGTACCCCCACGTAAAGCAGAATCGTCAATCGTCAGATCGGTAACATTCTGCCCGGCGTATTGTCCCGACCAGGTCATTTTGATTTGCGTGGGATTCAGATCCACAATCGTGGTATCACCTGGATCAATTGCCGTGAGTGTTTCCAACGCGGCCTGCAGCGAGGCTGCATTGACATCGTAGTTAACAGCGACTGTTTCCCCCTTGAAGGTCAGATCGATTGTCCCTGATACTGTAGCGGAGTAATTGAGTTTTGAGAAAATGAGAACTTCATCGAAAGTCGAGGAACCGCCGTAGCTAATCCAAACCTGAAAAGGTATGCCAGCCGTTGCAGCCGTCAGCAAGACACCATCATCAGTGACGCTTGCCACGGCTGCATCGAATTCGGGGATCCCCGCACCATTAAAAGCGGTTGCGACGGCCTCTTTATTCCATTCGGATACCGTGATCGTTTTGTTACTGATGCCGACTTTGATTTCTCCAATAAAACCAGCAGGTGGGTTTGGAAGGAGTGTTTGTTGTGCGAAGTCTTCGGCATCGCCTCGGTAAATTAATTTTGACATCGTAGCGAAATTCCTTATTTCAGTGGTAGTATCGAATAATCGCGATCATGCCGGACTTTGAAGTCGAGAACGACAACTTTCTGCATCTGCTCGGGATCCAGTACCCCATCCTTGAGCAGGTCGAGATATTTCCCATCTGCGTCAAGCAGTTGAGGCTCGACGGCTGGCGTACCATCGATCTTGATTTGTTTGTATTCGTATTTTTTTTTGTTCTTGCCGTTTTTCTGTTTCACATTCTTTACAAATACTTCGTAGTAGCCGCGATTGATGATTCGTTTTTGCCAGCCACCATCACGGCTCTGTAACTGCATCTTGAGTTGCCGATACCAGACGCCTTGATCAAATACAAATCCTCCAACCGAAAGCGATTTCATACGAAGATCGCCTTTCCCGAATGATTCATCATCGAATGTGATTGCCCCGTTATTGACCGAGTTCAGATATTTTCGAAACCATGTAGGTTTTTCTGGAACGTTCACCGATATATTCGCAACCAGGCCGGGAGATTCGACCATCACCTCGGCAAGCGGTTCTCCGCTGGTCGAAACAAACGGTTTGCCCTCCAAGTCAGTCGGCACAGCAATCGCGTATTCAACGGAAGACCACTCAATGACAGGCGGGCGTTCGAGTGGGTTTTCGGTATCGTCGCGAAAATCATTTGTGTAGAAAATTTCCACATCCCAGAATCGTCCCCCTTTGGTTTGTTGTGTTGCTCTTCGCGAGATCACGCGAGCATTGATACCAGTGGGGTGTAACTCCCAGCGTTGCGGGCATTCGTAGTAATTTTTGACGGTCTCGGGTGAATCAAATCCCGTGTCCGTTTCCGCCAGAAATTTTCGGCGGTATTCGCGCACACCATCCTTACTTTCTGAATACTCTTCGCCTGGCAGTTCTCGCCAACTGATAACGCTCATGCTTTCCCCCCGTTCCAGTTGGTCTCTTTAATCACCTGGCTGTTTTGCAGGTGCGTGACGATCTTGTTCAGGGATGCGTTTCCGGTACTCATCTTGACCAGTAAAGCTGCCAGGTGTTTGACCTGTTTTTCGTCTGCTGACTTCGGTTTGAAAGCAGCGGAGATTATCGCATTCAACCCTTCCGATGATCCGAGTTCCACGGCTTTATTGGCTCGAATGGCGGTGTCGTTTTTTCGTTCATCCAATCCCAGAGATTTGACAAGCAACTTTGATTCTTCATCGCGAAATTTGTTTGCGGTCTTTTTATCAACCAGCCCCTGTTTAACCGCTTCATTGACTTGCTGCATTCGCTCTTTGAATTCATCCAGCGGTGTTTTTGCCTGATCTTTCACTTGGTTAGCGAACGATTCCAGATTTTGTTGCTTCTCACTTTTTTGCGGGGTGAGCAGTTGTGATTTTTTCAACTCAAACGCTCGGTCATATTGCTGGTTGGTAATGTCTCCACGTTCCAGGGCAGCAGACAGATTTTCAACAAACTGACTAAACTTTTCTGCTGGAGTTTCAATATCTCCCAGAACCTGATCGACGAAAGATTCCTGGTTGAACTTTTCGTCGTCAAAAGCGGGGATATCTGAACCGGAAGAATCAGTGACCGTTCCGCTGTTGATTTTCTTTTTGCTTTTCGCCTGACTGGCTTTGAGTTTCTTTATTTTGTCTTTCATTAGATAGGCAAAGGCTTCTGCTTGATCTGACTGCTGTTGAGCAACTTTGCGTTCTTGTTTTGCTGCTTTGTTTCCCGCTCCCTGATTCGCAAAATACTGAATCAGTCCGCTTGTGTCGTAGACTCGCTTGTTTGCGTTTTTCTCTCGAAAAGCGAGTCCTTCTTTCACTTTTTCAGCACGGGATAATTCCTTTTCCAGAAACTCGACACGTTTTGCTGGATCTTCTATAGAGTCTGCTTTTTCAAGTTTTTTATTTTGCTCCCTCGATGTTTTTTGTGCCAGTTTGTTGCTTGCCCGCTGGCTACGTTCTAATTCATCGTTCAGGCCGGAGAGTTCATGTGTAAGCTGAGAAACAACGAACACTACTCCGACAACTCCTAATGCTCCCAAGGCCAGCCCAAACCCGACCATCAACCTAGTTGTTGTGATTGTCATCGCTTTTAGGCCAGCCATCGCGGCTGTGAGACCATTGATAAGTGTTCCACCAAGTGATATTGCAGTGCCAGCTACAAAGATCGCTGCGCCAAACGCAGTTGCACTGGCTGTGAGTTTGACTAAATCCTGAACAAGAAATTCATTCTGTGAAATCCATTCACTGGATACGCCGAGGAATTCAGTTACATCCTTAATTAGTGGCTCCAACACCGGCTGTACAGCTTCCCCAAGCCGAATCATCGAACCTTCCAACGCACTCATTAATTTGCGGAGTTTACCCCCAATATTGTTATCCATTTCCTCCGCTGTTTTTTTGGCAATTCCTCCGCTCTTTTCAATTTTCTCCAAGATGTTATCAAATACGGTGCCGGCTCTGGCTAACTTCAAGGCGGCTGCCTGACCTCGCCCAAAAAGAGTTTCAAAGATGTTCAGCTTCTGAGCAGAACCCATGCCTGCTGTCGCCTTACCGACTTCGGCAAGAATTACAGACATCGTTTTCAGGTTCCCATTTGCATCGACCGATTCTACACCGATTGATTTCAGGGTTTCTGCAACCTTGTTTGATGAGAGATTCTTGTAAGCACGAGCCAGTGCGCTACCTGCCAGCGAACCTTTGATGCCGTTATCCGCGAGGATGGCAATTGACGCACTGACTTGCTCAATGGATTCTCCCGCTTCGGCGGCAATGGGAGCGACTGGCTTTAATGCCTCTCCCAGATCGGTCAGTGTTTGCGAAGAACCGTTTGCAGTTGCTGTCAGAACATCGGTCACGCGACCCATTTCTGAGGCTTCAAGATTGAACTGCCTTAATGAAGCGCCAGCAATCGCGGTTGCTTCTGCTAAATCGGTGTCTGTTGCTCGCGACAAACTGAGCATACTTTCGATTGCCAGATCAATCTCTTGCGGATTGAACCCGGCCCGGCCTAATTCAACCATCGCTTCGGCAACCTGAGAAGCCGAGAAGCTGGTCGCGGCTCCAAGCTCTTTTGCCTTGGTCGCAAGGGTTGCCATTTCATCGGCAGTTGCACCGGTGACTGCTTTGACGGCGGAAACTTTATCCTGGAAGCTCGCAAGTGTCGAAATAACCGGCACTAAACCGGCAATCGCCAGCGTGCCGCCCATCACCATGTTCCGCCCGATGGACTTGACCTGATTTCCGAACGCACGCATCCTGTTCGCCATGCGTTTCATCGCACGCTCTGCTTTACTGGTCTTGGCGTAGACCTCAACGTAAGCGCCTCCGGCGCGTGTGTCGCGTGCTGACATCGGTTCCTACTGGTAAAGCGATTTCAGGATGGTGATATCATCTGTTTCGATGTCCGGCTCCTGCTTTTCTTCGGATTGGTGAAACGGATGAAACGAAGAACGAGAAAATGGTTCGGTCTCTTCTGCTTTGTGGCAATTCGCCAGAAGCGCCAATACGTCAGAAGTGTGGTCCCACTTTTCACGCTGGCGAGCCTCGGACATCCATTCGAGTTCCCGCAGCGTGAATGGATTGGGGTTTACTCCAACAATTCCGGATAATTCGTAACATCTTCTAAGGATGTCGAGTTTTCGATGTCCTTCACCGTCTTCTCGATCAAGGCCGCCTGTGTTTTCTTGATCTTCCGGTAAATCGCTCGATTCAGATCCCGGCGGCCTTTCGGGAAAAAATCAAACAGTTCCTCTACGAAAGCATCGCTGGCCCGCTCAATCGCATCGCCACCCAGGGCTTCGCCGAATTGTTCCGGCGTGACACCGGGATGCTGGCTCTTATCAACCAGTTCCCAGAGTAGATCAGCGAACAAGGCTGGATCGTTTGCGAGCTTGATAGGCAGATCAGCATCGAGCAAATCAAACGGCTCACCGCCTTCAGAGAAGATCCGCCGAACCCGCTTGACGGTTGCCACATTTATGGACAACCGCCATTGCCGATCTGCATCGTCGTGAAACAGTCGCATGAAAATCACCTTGACAAAAGAAAATAAACGCTCAAAAAGCCAGGCAACAAGCCGGATTAAGCCTCGATATACCACTCCGGAAGCCCGGCGGTTGGGCCATCGGTCGGCTTGAGTGTGATATCGTAAACGATGCCCTCTTTACGGACTTCGGTCCGATTCATCTGGAACACTTCATATTCAGCGTGGGGGCCTTCCGCCCCAGATGTCGCTTTCGCGAAATTGAGGAACCACATTTCAATCGGGGTGCCGTTTAGGAAGGAATCGAGGAAAGTATCCTTGATCGTATCCCCATCTTTATCGAGGATTTGAAAATCAATTGAATTGACTTTCGTGGTCCCGCGAACCAAGTCCCATTCGTCACCCCGTCCCGAAACATCCGCTTCATTTTTAGTGAGCGTCATCTGGACTTGCTCTTTGATGATGTCGATTTCGGTTTCTGTCGCGCCGATCATGGCGTAGGCTTTGGCTTTCAGCCCGATTCGTGTACGTCCCATTATTGATTCCTTTCAGGATGGTTAAGCATCCGCGAACATCTGCGGAAGTCGTGGTTCGATTTTCTCCAGGGCAGGCTGCATAAACGGTCTGGCCTTATAATGCAGCCTCTCAATAACCTTGTAACGTTGTCCTTTGCGGTCATACCTGGTCTTTTTTCGCCGTGTCCAGCCGCCGAATTCAAGCAGCGAAGCTCCTCGTTTTTCCGTTCCGCTGCTTTGTCGCATGATCGCAGACGGACCAACCACAACCGATCCATTGGTTTTATCCAGTCCGTAAAACATGAACCGCCGTAGTGATCCTTCATGGGAACTGGGCGGGCTGCCTGGCTTACTGATTCCTTTTCGTTTGCGAATGGAACGTTTTGCGGTCAGTCGGATTGCTCCGCCAGATCGATTGAGATACTTCGCTTCTTTTTTCGACAGATACCGAAGCACTCCCGGACGGTCGAAAAACTGATCGACCCGGATTGAGGGAAGCATGTTTCCGACCTGGGGAAGCTGCATCAGTCCAGATCCTCCCATTCCCGAATCGTGAGAACGATCGCCGAGTAGAAATGCCCACTCAAGAGTAGTTCTTGATCCAAATAAGGGCGGCTTTCAATCGATTCAATCAAGAATTCATCATCGCCAATCGTGATGATCCGATTCCGGTTGATGTAATCGCGGACCTGGCGAACAATTTTTAAGATCGCTTTTGTTTCCACGTCACCCTTGCGAGAAACCCGCTGCTGAAATCCGATCCCGACCAGCCAGTCGTTTTCAACGGTCGCGCCCCGATCCAGCAATTCTGAAGCATCCAATCCACCCGGAACAATCGTGACTTTCAGATCCTTCAATTCCTTTACATCGTTTTCGACAACGAAATCAAATTCGGAAATGAACACGCCCGCAAAATCTATATTGAGAACAGAAACGAGCGTTTCCGCCAGTTGAATCGGGATGTCATCGTTCGGATCAATCACGCAGCCACTCTTTCTTCGATCAGTTCCACATGCAGACGCCAGACCAGACGATGGCGATCAGAATAACGAAACGGTTCTTCGGAGCCTCCGGGAGATACCAGGCGATACACATAAACGATTCCTCCGGCTGTCTCTTCGATTTCGTCATCCAGTTCCGGTTCGCCAAGAGACAGATCAGCGACATCAATCAGAAAATCCCGTATCTGTTTTCGAGCAACGTAACCATCGTTGTGTTGCTGGTCACGGCGTGTGGTGCCGATGGTTGCCACAAGCGATAACGACGTTCCGCCACGTTTGTACGTGATCGGAACGCCGCTTGTTCGCTTATGAGAACGTCGGGCAATTTTTGCCGCTGTTGCTCCAATACTCATTTGCCGGTTTTACCTTACACGACCAGGGCTTCGGTATTCGGGATTGATTCAGCAGGCACAATCGGCACGCCTTCATAATCCGTTGGCAATGGTGCCGGAAGACCGGTTGGCGAATAAGTTGTCCGTGACCGCTGCAACTGCCCGCGAGAACGACGGTTCATGCCGATCAATGCCGGCTGTTTATCAGATGGGAACAATTCCAACATCTGGGAAAGCAGGTCATCGGTTAAGCCTTTACCAGCGTCCTGAGTGACGTTGACAATTCGACCAACCGAGTATTTACACCCGACCTGCAAACCAAGCCACGATTCAATCGGCGTGTAATACACGGGATAACTTTTCCCACCGACATCTTCATGCTTGGTGACAATGGTTTCACCGATGTCGATGTCTCCATCCTGACCAGCAATGACTGTCACATCGGTTTCGTCGTCATTGGTAACGATAAACCAGATTGACGATGCCGTATTGGCAGTTGTTCCGCCAGCATCAATGACCATTTCGCCAGCCAAAGTTGCAACCGAGGCGTTATCAACCAGGCCGGTGAATCCATCGGCAACGTTGCCGGTGCCGTAAAGCATCTGCTTTTCAGCTTCAAAGAACGCTTGTCGTAAATGCCGGCGAGCTTCGCGAGCCACAAACGCCCCGGCTCCTCTTTTGTGGACATCAGCCAGGGCCTTGTCGCACATCGTATTTGCCGAGAGAATTTTCAAGGCAATTGTAACGAGCGTATCGGATGACTTACTCACGTCTCGACCGGCATTCGGTTCTCGAAAACCAACCACTGGTGCGCCGGTCTCTTTGAGGTATTGATGCTGCGTTCCGTTCGATGCGGTGCCGGCAGCAATGCGATTGATGATCTGTGCTTTGTTCAACAGATCAGAAACTTCAATATCAGAAGCCCCCGCCGTGTCGATCTTGAGTAGATCAGCCAGAGTAAGAAAATTGTTTGCCATTGAAATTGATTCCTTTAGGAGGGGAGGGGGTTACTAATTCCCTCTCGTTTGATAAACACAAAATGAAGTCCGTTTGATTTGAGTGGCTTAGCTTTAACCAGGCATCCTAATTGCCGCTTCCAAGCCGGTTTTGGCACTCGCAGTACCACCCGAATGAGATTCTCCGGAAGAAACAGGATCCGTTTCGCCCAGTTCCACCGATTCGAGTTTCGCTTTCAACTCGGTAATTTCCTTTTCTTTCGCCGCCAGTTCGGTTTCGAGCTTGCGAGCATGGCGATCCAGTGAAGTTTCCAGAGACAGCTTTTCGATGAAATACTGCGTTCCATCCGCCGATCCGAAGCGTTCCACAAACAATTCCAGTTCGGTGCGGACATCATCGCGAGACTTCGCCAGGCCAGTCTCTTTTTTACCCGGCTCGGTTTTTTCACTCTCCTGTTTCTGGAGTTCAGTTTTTGTTTCGGAACCTGATTCCGCCCCCTGATTGCTCAGGTCAGTGGATTCGTCCGTTTTTGTTTGCTCTGTTTTTGTGCCTTTACCGGGCATTTCTTCACCTCCTGAGATTGAGAGTTCAATAAATTGATCACGTTTCGACATTTCCGTCGATGTGTTCGAGTCATAACCAAATGGGCAGACCGCCACGCCCATCAATTTCCATGTCCGAAAAATCGTCAACGGGCCCGCGAGTTCTTCGCCATTAACCTGGGCGGTTCGGCCCTCTGGGATATACTCGGTTTGTAGTCCTTCATGCGAGAATGTGATCGAGGCTTCGTAAGGAATCCCCGCTTTCGCCTTCAAAGCGACTTCCGCCGAACGATCCGCTTCCGATGCGGAGATCACATGCCCGGAAAGTTCCAGGCCGTAGTCCGTCAGTTCAAACTGATCGCAGAATCCCAACACTTCACAGCTATCGTGGCAATAATCGACCGGGATTTTCTCTTTGTGTTCCATCCCTGCAAAATCGTGAACGATGCGTCCCCAATACCAATGATCCAACACTTCCTTGGAGCGGGCTTGCAGTTTGATCGGCCACTGATTTTCCTGTTCCTCTCCAGCCATCAGTAAAGTGGCGGGAGCGGAAAGAGCGGTGACGGGAACTTGTTTAATTGTTGTTTGTGTCATTGGCTTTGTTTTTCTCTTTCTTTTTCTCAACCGAGAAAGAAATCGGAACGCCTTTTTCTTTTGCGTACTGCACCGCTTTGGAAATTTCATCGATATTCTCAAAGAAATCTCCGCGACCTCTCTCCTTACAAACACGCTGCGGGGTGTCCAGGCCGGCTCCGATCGCCATCACATCACCTTTGATTTCCTTGGCGGGATCCCACCACGGAATTCCATCGGCGACCCATTCCCAGACCAGATCAGAAAGTTTCATTCCTTTTGATAGTTCGATTTCCCCATTGAGAATCCAGGTCATAATCATGTAGCGGGTAATCTCATCGAGAATCCCTTGCAATGTCTCTCGTTTATCGCGGCAAGATCGCTCGTAATGCTGCAAGGCTCCGCGCGATCCGAAAAAGTTGGTGAAGTTTTCGGAGTAAAATGAGAAGGGGATATCGAGTGCTTTCATCGCCAGTTGCAGCATCGTCATCGTGAATTCACGGAACTGATCACTCGGCTGCTGAGACTCCAGGAACTTCGCGTCATGTCCCGGTTCCATATCCAGGAATGCCGGTCCTTTCCCGAAATCGACATCGTATTCCGGGGAATCGTCCTGATCCGCGGGCGTTTCATCATCCAGGTTGACGCCGGTTTTTGAATTCTTGTAATTGCCGTAGCCGCTGTCGGCTTCCTCTTCCATCGCAGCGATATCGCGTGTGATCGCAAACGCAAAGAGTTGGGAAATTTTCGCCCGGCTGAGTGCGTAATCAAAATTCTCATGCAAATCACGCATCGTGTTCAGGGCGGATGAAAGTGGCGAGATTCCGCGTGCCTGGTCGAAGTTATCAACAAAGCCATTATGCCAGATCATATTCCTAGCGGGGACGATTCGTTCCGGTGTCATCCGCCGGCCTTTGTCTCGCTTGTAAATTGAATACGCCAGATGCCGATAAGCCGAATCAACTTTGATTCCCTGCACCCATTGTTCTGCATCCTTGCGTCCAGGCAGATCAGGATCTTTGATCCGATCCCCCTCGATCCCCTGCAACTGAGAAATCCGCCGACCGCCGCGATTCTTTGAGACTTTGAGTAATCCGCAATCGCCATCAACGACAGATTTCGCCTCCACCATGCGGAGCATTTTTCGCAAAGAGAACCGCGCCGAGACATCGCAGTTCTTCGGCTTCGACCACTGTTTCAGTTTGCGCTCAATCTCTTTATCAAGATCCTCATCACCGGATCGCATTTGAAAAGAAAAACTGGCCACATAATCCAGATGCTTGCGAACGATCCAGGCCGCCAGGGCAAAGTTGCGGCGCAGATCGCGAGTATTCGACATCAGCCGGCGGCGTTTATTGCGGTCCAGAACTCGATCTTCGGTCCCCAGATCGAGCGGGGGAGACTTGCGGCGGTTGCTGTTTTCAGCCGCTGCGTATCCTAATCCTGTCGTCTTGGTGGGGACGGCAAGAGTCTGACCGTTATCAGTCCAGTCTGAAAAGTGAAAAGGATGATTACTCAAATTAGCTTCCCAGGTTAATGCTGCCGAATCGTGGTCGTTTTTTCTTTAGGCCGCTCAGTCGTTTCAGTTCTGCCAGCCGCCGGCGAAGATGCTGCAGGTCCAGGCGGACCATCTGGCCATCTTCCATTGTCTCGGTGATACCGGAATTGAGAACGTCCTCGATTTCTGCGATTTCTGCGGTGTAATCTACGGGCATTTTCTTTATGTCCTGTTGTGGTAAGTACGATCTACTCGCGACTGCATACAGCAATTACACCGAGTCCACTGGAGTAAAATGTGAGTTGCTGGTTTTCCATCCGGGGCAAGCCCGGAAGTTTCAATCTCTTTTTTCTGTTGATACGGGATCCGCTCTGTCGATCCGCATTTGGGACACCTGGTTGCGGTTGTATCTGCCGAGGTACTTGTGGAACTCTCCTTATTGGTCCCCTGTTTTGTAGTCCGGGTGGTTTTTTTCTTCGCCGTTTTTGCAGCACTCATAAGTATTTCACCTTTCCTCTTTTCTTGGTTGTGACTTTCCCTTGTCGGATGAATCCGGGAGGATGAATTCCCATCGTATTAGCCAACACGCAATTCCCCACAAAACAATCAAACCAGTGGTTTTCAGTCACTCCGGGCGGCGGAGCCCACTCGGTGACAATTCGCCCGCTGATTTTATCTTCGATGTCTCGCGGCTTTTCTGCAGCCAGGTGTTCCGCTAAAAAACCGTGTCGATGGTTCATTCCACCGTAGATCGTGACGCAGCCAGTTTCGCCAATCGGAGACGAAAGCCGCCGCATCGCCTGCGACTTCCAGAAATTTGTGTCGTACATTAAGTGGCGTACAATGCGTCCTTTGGCTGGCGGGATCGTACATTCCAACCCCCGCCATTCCCCTTTTTTCTTCTGCCAGGCGGAGATCGGCCGGCCTTTGGCGCCGACCGACTTTCCAAAGCTGGGGAGCATCATTCCCCCGTTTTTTGACTCTCGAATAAACGAGCGAATAATGTGCGTCGATTCCCCCCAGGCAGCATCAATGGCGAGGCGTTGTACTCGCGATCCGCTCCCGTCATCCCGCTTGTAGGTTCTCCCGATAATCTGATCGGTTGTTTCGATCAGGCCCTGGCGTAAGGCCACCTCGAATTTTGCCTTGTACTTCTTTTCGAGCGTGTTACTGACTCGCTGGGCAATGAATGTTTTTCGGCGTTGTTCCGGGAACGTGCCGTAGTCAATGATCCATCCGGTGAACTCATCCGCCCAGGCCACCACCATCCAATACAGCAGCCGGCGTTGCACGTCGATGAACGATGTCACAAGCTGGGCATCTTCCGGGACTTGCCGACGATCATAACCGTTGACTTTCTGGGCAATTTCCGAGGCGATCCAATACACCTCGCCGGATAAATCTTCCTCCAGCGGTTGGTTCTGATATTCCGATGCGAATGCTTGCGGATCCCGCAAGTAGATATTCATCGCGGATTGAATCGCAGAAAGCTCACCTTTGTTGAATCGCTGTTTCCAGTAGACCTCCGCATCGGCGTCCATCGCCTTGCGATTCTTTTTGTAAAACTTATTCGACTCGACATGCGGTCGATCTTCAACCAGTTCCGATGCCCGGATGTCGGAGTATTGCTCCCACAGTTTCATGTCTTTGGGCATCGACTTTGCCATGCTGATACGGATGCCGTGCCATTCCGGGTGCAGCTTCCGGTTCAGCATCTTGTCCGCCAGATCGTCCTGGTAGATCACGGTGCAGGTCATCAACACCGATATCGTTTCCCCAGGGCCGGACATCCCGAGTAAGTCAGCCGATATTATTTGTTCGCGATCCTGATTTTGTTTCGGACTGCCCGCCGATTCGCGGGTTTGCGGATCATCGATCAGCACAATCGAGGGACGAATAACCGTTCCATCCTGTTGCGTGTATTGACCACCACGCACCGCCGAAGTAATTCCGCCCACTTCCAGGACAGCCCCGGAAGCATCGGAACCTTTGATCGTCGGAAGAACAACCATGTCTTTATTAAACACGATGTCGGTCGATTGCCCTTTGTGCGTCTGCCCTTTGGCGCGGTTGGCGATTCGTTCCAGTTTGCGAATCGGGTAGCAGATTTCCGGGAAGTCCTCGAATAGCAGTTGATTCTTTTCGAGTTCCAGTTTCAAAGCGTCCAGCATTTTAACGGCTTTGCCAGAGTCCGCACAAATCAACATCGCGTAACTTTGGTGACCGCAAACCAACGCCCACAAAACAGCCCGCGCACAGATGGTTGATTTTCCCGATCCGCGAGGCATCGCGACCGCTTGTAATCCGCCATCTAAAACAGCCGATTGAATCAAGCCGATCACGGTCAAATGGTCGGCGGACCATGCCAAGGGAAATGCGTTTGGAAAATATGTTTCCAAAAAATACTTCAGCGATTTTTTCGATTTGTTTTTTCGTCGTTTATTTTTGATCGGCGGGATGGCACCAATCGAACGACCGGAAGCAGATTGCTCCGCCTGGCGTGCCGCCGCTCGATTTTTGTGATCGTCATACGAACTCATCCGGCGGCCCACGAAAGAAAGTGTGCTTGATATACCCGCTGTTCCCTATGGAGGCGTGAGCAAATCCTTGGAAATATAGTACCTATTGCCCGTGGCTTGCCTATTAGAAGGGCGGCTTGACGCTTGGCGGCTTGGGAATGCCCAGGTGGGATTCAATGTGATTGACTCGGCCTTCCAGTTGGATGTGCCGTCCCTTGAGCCACTTGAGTGCCTCAACACCATCACAGAGTCGTTGATACACGGCACCACACCAAAAGATGGCACCTATAATAAGTGCGCCCAACATGATGAATTCGTAAGCCGAAAGCCCAAACATTATGATTCTCTTTCTTTTGTTGCGAAACCAGATACAACCTGCAGGGTAGATAGATCAACCCCGTCACTATCACGCACAATGTGACCCAATACGCGACCAAACGACATCGCATCCCCAAACTTGCCTTCGGCGTCAATAGGGACAGAGACGCTGACGTCTTGCCCCTGTGCCTCTTTTTGCAGGTTTTTCTTTGATTTGATTCCTTTAGCCTTCTCAACCAAATCAGTAGTCCGTGTCTCCGGAGCCCAACAGTCAAGCAGACGGATGCGGAGCGTTCGTTTGATCTCTACTTCCACCGTATCGCCATCAATCACTCGTGTAATCTTGGCGGGGAATGTCAGTCCAAACATGGCAGGCTTTCGAGAGTATAAAGAAAGCGAGACGTGGCAATATCTGAGGAGTTTCAAATATCAGATATGGGAGTTACCACGCCTCACCAAGGAAGGGCGAATTACGCTTTCGGTTGCTCATCTGGTTTCGTGATCGCAATACCAACCACATCGTCAGCTTTCGCTTCAGTCGCTGATGTTCCCTGGGCAATACGCCGACGATTCTTCTCACCACCACGTTGTTGCAAGATGGCAAACATCGTATCGAGAAGTGCCAGGATCATTGCTGATTGTGTTTTAGGGATTACGGTTCCGTAGCCCTGACAATCGAGGTTTGACGTTTCTTTAACCGCACGGTCGATCATTGTCGTAAGAGAAACAAGATCCTTGTTCTTTCGACCCTGTACTTGCGGGATGTTCGGATCGGCTCCACTGAAATCGTACGGCAACTCGTTTTCGTCACCAATCGCTGAAGGCATCACGACATCATCCTCTGAAATCGGCTCGCCGTTCGTATACCGTTCCAAAAGCGTCTGGGTTTCATTGGCCGCATCTTTATCGTTTTTTGCATTCAAGGCAATCTGATCAGCAATCGACTTTTCGTTAGTCACGATTGCGAGCGATTTGCGAATACGTCCTGCCTCATCAGCGAACAATTGATTCAGCGGATCATCCCAGCCGCCTGACGAATCCCATTCCCCGCGTAAACAGATTTGTTCCCGCCATGCCATGAAATCACTAATAACCTGACGACAGCCCCAGTTTTTGACATTCTTCCTCGTTTGAGCAAATGAATTATTCATTGTATCCCTTTATATTTGATTGTTGTCGTGTGCGTATTTATTGGCGATCCACTGGAGTTGATTTACTCCCACTTCGCGGTCACCCAGAACTCCCGTCTTACCTTTCGCGGCCATCTTAACCGCTTGTTCATAAAGTTCAGGATTGGGTTCTGCGTATTTATCTGAACCATCGTTTTGAACTATTTTCCCTTGGTATTCTCTTGATGGCGGTGGTCGTTGTTCCTGATATCGACGTTGCTGTTGGGGTGATTTCTTTTTGCGACCAAATAGAAACCAACCAGCGTATCCAGTCAAAGCCGTTACAATAGCACCGCCTACAGGACCGGCGTATGCGGTCCCAACCATCCCAGCCAATGGAGCGAGTAACTTTGTAATCCAGGGCGTTTCGTTTTTTTCATCCGTTCGGTTTGCCGCTGGCTGCTTTGTTACCTTTGGACGTGATGGCGGAGCCGTTGGAGGACTTTGTTTTCTGCTTTTCTCATTAGTGATTTGTTCATTCAGATGGTCAATCACCTGGTTAAGACGGTTTTCGACATCTTCCAATCGCTTTGGTGATGCGCCATGAACAACAGCCCCAGGTGGTCCCGTTGGACCAGGCGGTCCCGGCATGCCTTGCGGCCCGGTTAAACCACGAATCCCTTTCTCTTTGGCAACGGCTCCTAATTCAACCTCAAGCCGCTGAACCGCAATCCGCAAAGCATTGAATTCATCAAATGTTACGGTGTGCTGATAAGTCCCCGTGTATCTCTTAGGGACGGCACAATTGGGAAGCCGATTCGCATAGGGAGGACGATTCGCAAGAATCTTCTGCACGGTTGATTGACAATGCCCTTTTGCACTCATCAAACCAACAATAATCAACATGATTAAAAAACGAGAAACCATTTTACCCCCATTGTTTGTAGATCAATCGATACGCTCCGGTGCGTGTCAAATCACGAAGCAACCCGCCTGGTGTGAACTGCCTTGGATCAGCGCGGTTTTGTAGTCCGAGTTCCTGCATGTACCGCGAAACGATTTCACTGCAAAAAACGTCTCTTTCATCCACGCCAGGCACAAGTAACGAATAAAAATACGAGAACTTGAGCAGCCGAGTCCCTGAAAGCATCGCCCCGTCCAGCAAATCCATCGCATACGAAAGCCGATGATCCAGCGACATGCGGAGCAATTGAGAAAAACGAATATCATCGAATGCCAGGCGAGCGAAACAAGAAAGCCGGAAGATGGCAATGCCTCCGCATTTACCGAGATAATCCGCCACTCGCTTGTTTGGTTCGTGAACCTGAAAGCCGGATACCTTTTCTCCAGCATAGAGGCATTTGTGGTGGCATTTTGTGGTTGATTCATACCAACCTAATGCCCCTTCATACTCGCCGATAATGGCAACGTGTGATGGGGCATATTTCAAAGCGGGATTACCGAATGGCCAGGATGTTTTCAGGCTGATGAAAGTTGATACGGGATCAGCGCCCCAGCATGTAATGATATCACCAACTCGAAATGATTGATCTGTCTGCATTGTTCATTACCTGTTGATATTGGAGGCGAATTTCGTTAAAACCCGCCCAGATGGACCGCATGGAAGCCTCCCACACCAAAAGAAACCGGAACGTGAAATCCATTTCACGGCCGGCCTTTGATTGGTTAACCGTCTAACACTTACGGTTTTGTTGTCCTTTAGGTGAATCCTCTTGGGAGAATCATCCGACATGATGTCAATTACTGACTTCGACGGAGAGGCAGTGCAACTGCCACGCGATCAATCGCGTTTCGTGTTTGAAATCTATACCGAATGGGCCGGAAGCAACCGGCATCGCCTACGACAGCTTGCTATACTGCATTTACTTGGCAACGGCTGGGGGAAGTCTGATATTTCCCGCGCCATGGAATCAAACCGATCCAATATCACCCGATCCATCAAACGAGCGCGAGCCAGCTTGTCAGAATTTGCTCAACAAAAGGGCTGCAATCTCGATCCGGGAGAGCAGGGGATCGAATGAAATTAACACGATTCCAAACGCATATTTTGCGAGTCCTAAGAGCCATCAGTCCGGCTGATTATGACGACATCGAAAAGCATTGCCGACAACATCGAAAAGCGATCCGAAAAGCGGTTTATCGATTGCGGTCTGTCGGCCTGGTGAATCGCATTGAGAAAATGCACGATGTAACTTACCAGGGGCGCAAATATCTATCCGACAAGGCTGCGCAGCCTGGGGAACTGAGCAATTGCAGAGAGAGTAAACCGATCAATAACATTTTGGTTACTGTCGATAAACAAAACTTCTGAGAAATCAGCAAGTGAAAATGACATCAGTTTTTCCCCGATCTTGCCAAGCTCATCAACACCTCGGATTTCAATACCAAGTTGGAGTTTTCCGTTTGAATAGGCTAGCTCTGCCGATTGCGTAAAAAGGCGTATCACTTCATCTTCAAGATCGGAAGTATAATTGTCAGGATTAAAATTTGGATCGAGTGCAAGAAGACTGATTTTTTCCATTGTACAACTCCCTTGTTTTAGTGTTGACATTGATTAACGATTTGCCGAATTTCCAAAGCATGTTTTGTTGGATTTGCTGGTGTACTCCAGATTGATTTTCGGCATCCACCTCGTTGTCCGAAAGAGCAGAAGATTTGCCCGAAAGCATGTCCTTTTTTGCTTTTTTCAAAACGCCACCCACATTCCAAAGCATACTCGATTGCTCGGCTGATTTCTTTGTTGGGGTGAAATTTTGCCATTGTTTTTTCTCTCTCTGGTTGACGTCCTCGTTATGTATATATACTATCGGATATCCGATAGTTGTCAATTAAGGATATCCGATAAATGAAAAAGAAATCAGAAAAAAAGAGTATTGGTCGCCCGGCAATCGGGCAGAGAAGATCAATTCAAGTGTCCGATCAGGACTGGAAACAATGGGCATTCGCTGCCAAGAAAGCCGGAATTCCCCGCGCAGAATGGATTCGGCAAGTGTGCAATAAAGCAGCGAAATAACTCTCACGAAGTGACCTGTCATGCGGCTCAAATGTCACTTGCAGGCTTAAAACGGCCTCTGCGCAAGGCCGAAATGACTGTTTTTACGCTGTTTTCGCTTGTTTTGCGTTTTGTGAGGTCAGTTCTTCAAACCGCTCCAGGAACATCCGCTCCGCAAAGGCAGGAGTCCAGCGACCAATTTCAATATCATACGCCGGGAAATCATCGGAGAGTTTCCATATGACGGGTGCCGGTCCCAGTAAAAACTTTCTTTCTGTTTGCAACATGCGGTTATCGGTCACATACACAGAATCCGGGAATGGAAATTCCAAGTTGAACTTCTCTGCGATGGCTTCCAGGAGTCTGTTTTCGAGTTTCGCGAACATCGGGAAACAACTCTTGATCGGCCTGGGCAAATCTACCAGGTACGCCTCCGCCGCATCATGCAGAAGAAACCAGAGCGGATCATCGCAATGATATGATCCCAGAACGCAATGATGAGCGACTGAGTAGAAGATTTCAGAATGCCCATTGAATCGGCATGTATTAGCCAGCGCATGTGCAATATCATAAATACAAACTTCTTCGGAATCGGGATCGGTCGGGTAAAACTTTTCGCCTGTGTAAGTCTGGATCCAGTTGTTTTTATTTCGTTTCAGATTCTCCGAGCCGTGATAAAGTTCGCCGTTGAGTCGGTGTGCCACTTCCCAGGCATCACGCACGTCATCATATTTTGCGGGGACTCCCATTTCAAAACGATGCCAGATTCGCGGACCGTAAGGCGAACAGAACGAATCCCGTACCACCATAAAAAGCCCATTCTGATCAACCACAATCCACGGCATGTACTCATCAGTTTTTTCAGACATTAAATATCCCTTCCAGCACACAAATGAAACATCGAACTACTTACCAATTTTAAGTGGTCCGAACCGGCTCGCTACTTCTCGATGAAAGTCTGCTTTGACTGAGTTCCATTGCCAGGCACCATTATCAGCAATTTTGATATCCGATCCGGGATCGTAATTATGTTTCTGCTGAATCAGGAATCGATCCCAATAACCACGTTCGGAAAGCGGGCCGTGGAACAGATGCAAGACATCACCCGGAACAACAGCAACTTGACCACCGGTTAAATCGGCGACCCTCTCACACCATTGCAATACCGATTGCCGAAGCATCAGCGAGGCGGCCCTTGTCATTGCTGTATCGTATTCTTTGTAAAAAGCGTGAGTCATCCAGGCATCACCATTACCTGTGATATCGAGATCGAACAGGCCGCCCCATTGCTCGATCTGTGACCGCCGAGCCGCCCAGGCAAAGCCGGGATGCGACTGATCAGAACCCGCTTTTAGGTAGCTCCCCAGGCTGGCAGATGATGGACGAGATTTTTCAACCGAGCCATTCAGGTCCAGCCAATGGCATTTCTGGAACATCTGAACGACAGGATACATTTCCAGAAGCCTTTCAGTCTCTTCATACCACAATGGATTCGTAAACAAAACATCGCAATCAATCCAGGCGATATTGTCATACTGCTTTGGCAAATGCCGAATCCCTAAGTTCAACAGGCGTTCTTTCT